CACTGGCAATGGCCCTCGGTGCGGAGGCGAGCGACGATGCCCCGCCTGCGGCGTCTCCGTGGGATGATCCAGACTTCCGGCTGGCGATCTGACATCGGCCATGTCAACAAAATCAAAACCCGCGTCAGATATTGACAACTGACGCGGGCTTTGTTTATCTGGTCGCGTAGCTGTGGAGGCTATGTAACGCACCAGATGAGGGCATTATGACAGATCAAGGCAAAACACCGCAAGGTCTCGATAAGGTTTCAAGATACAAATGGAAGCCGCTTGATAAGCCAGGTCGGTTTGAGTGGCTACCAAAACACAAATTGATAGTTCCGACGGAAACATATCAGCGGAAAGGGACGAATTCTAAGGAAGTGCGAATTGCGTCTAATTTCTCGTGGGCAGCGTTCCAGACAATTTCAGTCGCAGGTCGTTGCGATGGATTGTATAACGTAATTGAGGGAGGTCACAGGCTTCGCGCGGCCATGAAGCGAGATGATGTTTTGAATGTGCCTTGCATGATTTTTGATATCTCAGATGAAAAAGATCAAGCAAAAGCATTTCTTAGCGTCAACAAGGAGCGCAAACCTATGTCTGGAATTGATCGCCATAAAGCCATGATTATTGCAGGCGACCCTGTGGCGGCCAAAGTAGAAAATTCGGTGAATGCGATTGGCCGGACGGTTGGAAAAAGCGGACAGAGCGCGCGTGAGGTTTCTTGCATCAATGAAATGAGAAGGTGCATTGAAACAGACGAGCAGGCTTTTAATAGGGCTTGGCCTGTTATCGCAGAAGTCTGCGAGGGTCGGAGAATTACCCGTGACATTGTGATCGGTATTTTCAGATTGGAGAGATTTGTTGATGGGGGCGTATCTAGTGGCGTTCGGGCAAGTCGTGTCATTTCTGTTGGATATGATGCTTTGATCGAAGGATCGCGTCAGGGTAGAGAGTTTCATGGCCACCCCGGAGAAACCGCTATCGCTGACGGCATGTTGAAAAAGATCAATAAGGGACTTCGAAATAAATGGGAACTGGAATGACAGCGCGTAAGCACATACGCATCGCTCTAACGCCAGATGATGAGTCGGCTTTTCAGGTGGCCAAGGAGGCCGCAGAGGCGGCGACAGGCATCCAGATGTCGGATTCGATGTTTGCCCTGAGCCTGATACGGCACGCGATCAAGCCTCGGTCATAAGCCATGTGAGGGCCGGATGTTGACGGCCTTCACATTCTAGCGCTCTTGGGTTATATTCCGCGCAAACCATGCGCGTGGACCTGACCTGATGGGCATCTTCGACCGTCTCCGCAAGCCGGAGGCTCGTAATCTCGAAAACCCGAGCGCGCCCGTTTCAGCGGAGGACTTCCTGCAAGTCATGGGCTGGGGCGGCGGTCTGTCCGAGGCGGGGATCAACGTCACTATTGATAACGCTCTTGGCGTCCCGGCGATCTGGTCGGCGGTGAACTTCCTTAGCGGCACCTTGGCAGGTCTTCCGCTGCACGTCTACCGGAAGACGAAGGACGGGCGCGAGCGGATCCAGACCGGAAACCTGCCCCGTATCCTGCACGACATCGCCAACGACGCGATGTCTTCGTTCGAGTGGCGGAAATACCTGTTCGATCAGGTCTTCACCGGCGGGCGCTGCGTTTCCTACATCGAGCGCAACGGCGGCGGTCAGGTTGTCAACATCTGGCCGCTTGATCCGCATCACACGCGGGTGGATCACGTCTATCAGGACCGGAAACTGGTCAAGGTCTACACCTACAGGGGCCAGAAGTATGCCGCGAACGAGGTGATCGACATCACCTTCATGCTCAAGGCCAATGGCCTCGACATCCGCGGCCCGATCATGACGAACAAGGACGCCATCGGGCTTGCCATCGCGGCGACCAAATACGGTTCCAAGGCGTTCCAGTCTGGCGGCATCCCTCCGATGACGCTTCAAGGCCCATTCCAGTCCGGCGCTGCTGCGGCGAGGGCATCGACCGACGTGGCAAACACGACGCTCAAGCTGGCACGCGAGGGCAAGCCGGTTATGGCGATCCCGATGGGCCACGAACTGAAGGCGGTCGGGTTCTCCCCGGACAAGATGCAGCTTCTGGAGCTTCAGCGGTTCAGCATCGAGCAGATCGCCCGCATCTACAGCCTGCCCCCGATCTTCCTGCAAGACCTGTCGAAAGGCACCTACTCGAACACGGAACAGCAGGACCTGCACTTCGTGAAACACACGCTCAAGCGGTGGATCGAGCAGTTCGAACACGAACTGAACCTGAAGCTATTTCCGCGCGGCAGCAAAAACTACGTCGAGTTCAACGTGGACGGTCTCCTGCGGGGCGACTTCAAGACCCGGATGGAGGCGCACGCCACCTCTATCCAGAACGGCATTCGGACCCCCAACGAGGTGCGGGACATCGAGAACCTTGCACCACGTCCCGAGGGCGACCGGCTGATGATCCAGGGCGCGACCGTCCCGATTTCAACGCAGATGGAGCTTCCGCTCGATGCCGGTTCCAACTGACGAGATGGCAGCCGAGGCCGAGCGCGGCCTTGAGTGGCGTCGTGAGTATGGTCGCGGCGGCACCGAGGTCGGCGTTGCTCGGGCGCGAGACATCGCAAACAAGCGCGATCTGTCGATGGACACGGTGCGCCGCATGAACAGCTATTTCGCGCGGCATGAGGTGGACAAGGAGGCCGATGGCTTTCGTCCCGGCGAGGACGGATACCCCAGCGCTGGGCGGATCGCCTGGGCACTTTGGGGCGGTGACGCGGGTCAATCATGGGCGGCGCGGATCGTTTCTCAGGAAGACGAGGATCGAGCCGAAACCCGTCCATATGAAGGCGAACACGCGGCTCGCATCCGAGAGCCTGACCAGTTCGACAGCTTCCGTCGCGTGAACAACGAAGGCGGGCAGGGCGTTGATTTCGTTTACGGGATCAAGGACGGCGAAGCGCAGATCCAGTCCATCCGCTTCAAGGTGGACTTTTTCACCGAGGAACAGGCGCGCGAGTGGCTTGACGCCAACGACTTCGAGCCGATCCTGTTTGAACCTGCGGCCCCGATAGACGAAGGTCGGTCCTTCGTGGTATCTTCGCAACATGCACTGGAGGCCCCGAAGATGGCTCAAGCTGAAATCCGCGCTCTGAGCGAGCCGGTTGAATTGCGGCAGGAAGACAATGGCCCGATCCGGGTTGCTGGCTATGCTGCGGTCTTCAACCAGGAGACCAACATCGGCGGTTATTTCACCGAGACGATTGCCCCCGGCGCGTTTACCTCGGCACTGGATCGCGGCGATGATGTGGTTCTGCTGATCAACCACGACGGCCTTCCGCTGGCTCGGACCCGCTCGGGCACGCTCAAGCTGACGCAGGACGAGCGCGGCCTTTACATCGAGAGCGAGCTTGACCCGTCGGACCCGGACGTTCAAGCGATTGTCCCGAAGATGAAGCGCGGCGATCTGGACAAGATGTCTTTCGCCTTCCTGCCCACTCGTCAGACGTGGGACGAGAGCGGCGACATGCCGAAGCGGATGATCGAGGACTTGCAACTCTTCGACGTGGCGATTGTCACGACGCCAGCTTATGACGGGACCGAGATCGGACTTCGCGCGTTGGAGAAGCACCGCGAGGAGCAACAGAAAAGCCAAGCCGCGCGCCGTTTGCGGATGAAGGCGAAGCTGACCCAATAGCAGCGGTCTCCCGCTGTTGGCCCTTCCCCGCGCCTTGGGCAAGCGCTCGGACTGATCGTCGTGAGACAGACCAGATCCCTTAGATGGAGGCCGAAATGGCTGAAGTTAAAGACCTGCGGGAGAAGATGGCGAACATCGCCACCGAGGCCCGCTCCAAGCTGTCGGAAGTGACCGACAAGACGCCGGAAGCCCGCGCTGCTGAGATCGAGCGCGAGTTTGACGCGATGATGGCCGAGCATGACAAGCTGGCCGCGAAGGTGGAGCGCCTGGAGCGCGCCGAAGCTGCCCTGCGTGCAGCGGAAAGCGTGGACCTGTCGCGTCGTCCCGTCGGCGAAATCGGCTCGGCTCGTGCCGTGGACGAAGGCCAGAAGATCGATTATCGCGCCGCTGGCGCGGAGATGATCGCTGCTGGTGGCGAAGGCTACGTCGACCAGGAAGTGCGCAATGTCCTGAAGGAATATCGCGTTCAGACTGGCGGCACCAACTCGGCAGGCGGCTTCACCGTTCCGACCGAGCTGGCAACCTTCATCGAGAAGGCGATGATTGCGACTGGCCCCATGTATGGGAACCAGTATTTCACGGTCATCAACACCGCTGCGGGCAACACCTTCAACATCCCGACCGTGGACGATACCGCCTCGGTTGCAGTCGCGCACACGGAAGGCACCCAGCCGACCGACGATGGCGGCTCGGATGTGACCTTTGCTCAGAAGTCGCTGGGCGCGTTCGCCTTCGACAGCGAGTGGATTCG